GAGAAGGAGGCAACAGCGGCATACCAGACCAACTCACCGCCACGGCCACCTTGTGCCTTGGGCAGATAGGGAGTGCACGCATCGGTACGCCCAAAGTTAGTCACGCCCTTAGGGCAGCGCGTGCCGTACCAGGTGGCGACTCCCTCGGTCGGTACGCCGCTCGGTGTGAGGCTCGGTCCTCCTGAGCCAGTCAGGAGTGTGAGACTCAAGAGCAGGGATGCTACTTGAGCCATACCGTGACATAGCCTTCCAAGACAGGAAGGTTGCCGCGCTCCTCTAGCCATTGCCGGACGAGCGCACCCTTGCCCTCGGTCGGTGTGATGCAGTCATCCACCGCGATGATGCAGTCCGCTGGTAGTCGGTCATAGATCGCTTGCAGTTCGCGGAGGTGATGCTCTGCCGCGTCTAGGCTGCCAGTCTTGTAGTCGAATGAGTCCAGGTACAGCAGCGAGATAGACGATGCGTTGCCGAAGTGCCGCAGGAAGTCAACGGAGTCTTCCACGGTGACGCGAGCGTTCGGAGCCAGCGCGCGAGCGGTGTTGACATTGTCTGGGTTGATGTCGACCGAATAGGCGAAGCCGTCCAACTGACCTGCAAGCCATGACCAGACCACGGTGCTCTGGCCGTCGCCGTTCCAGTTGTTCTCCTGCCGAGCGCAGCCGGTCTCAACGATGAGCGTCGGCTGGCTGAAGGATCGTGCGATGAGGATGTCGGCAATGAAGGTGAACGCAGACCAGCGGCGGCTCTCTGCAAGATGCGGTGCAAAGGTCTTGGCGAACCCTGCGCGGAGCAGGGTCACATCTTCCCTAGTCATGATTTAGCAACTCCACAAAGTCCTCAAAGTCGAGCACGATCATGGTGCGGCGCTTGGTGCCTGGTCCAGGCGCGTCGCCCACCACGAGTGCGGTGATCTGGCTGCTGTTGCCCTTGACCGACCGGAGCCAGCCGTCGTAGCGCTCCGAGTAGGAGCCGTTGCCGACCTTGCACTGGATGACGATCCAGTCGGACATGACATCGGTCTTGCCGCCGTACTGGCCGACTCGCACACCGCCGATCTTCTCGGCGACCTCGCGCTCGAATGAGTTGCCCTTGTTGCGTGCGCGCTTGCCGCGCTTGGACTTCTCTTTGTTCTGCTCGTCAATGTCTAGGTCGCTCATCTTGCTCACTTCTGTACCAGCCTTCCTATCCGTGCCTGTCCGCCATCGGACAGCGTGAACACGGACTGTTGCAGTTCTAGGTGACCTGCCTTGATCAAGTCCGCGATGGTTGCGCGGTTGAAGATGTGCTCATTGAGGAAGAACCAGCCCTCTGGCGCGATTGCGTCCGAGTACCGGATGCTCAACTTGGCGAACTGGCGACCGATCTTGGGGTCATAGCACCACGCATCTGCGCCCTCTTGGACGCAGCGGATGCCCTCGTCCAGTTCAGGAGTGAGGATCTCGATCTGGCTCACTTCACGCACGCCTTGTGCCGCCACTCAAAGCGACGGCCTTTGTCGTGGATCACGAGTACGCGCGTGGCAGGGAACACCTGCCGCTTAGGGTCGGTGTAGTCAATGATCTTGCCGCAGTCGGTGCAGTTGGTCACCGTCCATACCGGCGGCTTGGCCGCTCCTGCGCGCTTGGTCTTTACGCCTGCCATTGCAACGCCCTCCACATCCAGACCACTGTTGCTGCCGTGGTCAGCAGGTAGATCATTGACGGCGCGATGCCCACGCCGCGCTTGACGCTCATTGGCAGACTAGCGAATACCACGAGAAAGAGCGCAGTGTTGATGACGATAAGCGTGATGCCGAGATAGGCGAAGCCGCTCACAGGTCAGCCAGTCCAGACAGCAGCGCCATTCGATCATTAGCGACCTCAATGGCTCCCTCAATCGTCGGCGCTTGGAAGGTCAGTTCTGTGCCTTGTGTGTCGGTCAGAACGATTGTCCAGGTCACCTGATTCTCTTGATCAGCGAATGGGTGCTCAACGCGCACAAGGCCGTCGTAGTGATAGCCAAGTTGCGCTGCTCGCGTCTCTAGTTCCGTCAAGTCTGTGTTGCTCACGATTCCTCCTCTGGGGATGCCGACCACTTGCCGTTATCCACCATGTACTGCCTGAGGATCGCGTAGGACTTCTCGGCTGTCAAGTCTGTTGTGTCGATCTGCAAGTCGTACTCGGTCTGGAGGTAGCCGTGCTCGGTCACATCGGCTGCTCCCTGAAGCACCCCACGACGCTGCGTCCGAGCCTGTGCGGATGCGAACACGCGCACGATGGTGATCCCTGGAATGTGCTGCCGGAGGAAGTGCGCCTCCAGTGGCAGACGCACATCGTCAATGGCGATTGGCCGACCTAGCGGTGCAAGACGGTTGAACGCGTCGTGCCACGCCTTGATCCAGAAGTAGGCATCAAGTTCTCGCATCTGCGCGCCGATGTCTTGCAGGATCTCGCGGCCTGAGGTCTTGACATCCAAGCCCAGGCGGCGCTGCTCGTAGTGTTTGCTCTTGTCGAAGTCCACGCCGTAGGCGAGCGATGCCACCTCACGGATGGTCTGCGCGATTGGCAGCACGATGTATCGGCTCTTTCGCCGCTCCTCCAGCATCTCTGCCAGCGTGCTCTTTCCTGACCCCTGTGGTCCGACGAATGCAATGTGTGCGCTCACTTCATGACCCTCCTCACATACTCAATCCACATATGCAAGCGCTGTGGATAGCGCTCTAGGAATCCGACCGCTCGGTTGCATGGTCCGCAGAGCAGCGCCCTGACGCACTTGCCACACGAGATCGGCTGACCCTTTGTCCTCTTGGTACCCAGACCGTCGTACTGGCAGCAGCGTGGGTCGTGATCGACCGTCACTGCTCGTGGCTCACCAAAGCGAAGCGGCTCCTTGCACGCACCGCACCGGTCAGCCTGTGCCAGCCGTAAGGCCAGGTACTGCTCCATCGTCATCCGATGGTTGTAGAGCGTGTACTTGAGCACTCGATGTGCTCGATCCTCAGGAGTCTCGTTCTCTCTGATCTTCCTCAATGCCAGAGCACGAGCGGAAGGGTTCTCTGACCTGACGCGCATTTAGCGCTTCCCTCCAAGGATCTCGCCTAGCGGCGTGAGCCGTCCAGAGCCAGAGCGCTTAGGGGATATAGGGGTTCTATTCTTTTCTCCTTCTCCTTCTCTTTCTCTGTCCGTCAACCCACCCTCTTTTCGTGCTCGGTACCTTTCTCCACGAGAGGTCGAGGTGGGGTCGACTTGATAGCGAGAATAGTTCGACACGGCAATGACTCCGTCTCCAGATTCGGTCAGCAGACCACTTTTCAACAGGCCTTCCACACCCCTAAACAGGCGTGCGCCGATGACCGTCTTGAGGTGCTGTCGGTTCTTGAACACTCCGCCGGAGCGGAGCAACTTGACCTCACCAATGATCGTGATGAACGCGCGGAACTGCGTATCAGTCAGCGCCGAGATCTCCGCATCTCGATGTGCATTTGCTACCCACTTGAACCAAACCATGTAGTCCTCCGCTCTGTGTTAGTGGCTGGGAGAGGTGGAGGTCGCCAGTCTCTCCCAGCCGTAGTTGATGCCGCTCAGATCAGAACGGCAGATCCTCAATGCTCGTCTCGGTGCGCTCAGGCTCACCTGTTGGTGCCTGCTGCGCGTTGACCCAGGCGATGCTTGGCTTGCGCTGGCAGAAGGTGCCGTTCGACTTGCCGCTGCACGCGTAGAAGGCGCTGTACGGCTTCCCAGCCTTGCTGACACCGGCAGGCTTGTGCGACCAAGCCGTGCGGTGGTCAGGGCATTCACCCTCTGCAAACAGCATTGCTGCTGCTACGGCCACATCGCTCGTGGAAACCGACGGCTGAGATACCCTCACAGAAGCCACGGAGAGGGGTGTAGGAGCCACGGAGAGGCTCGCGCCTGTGCCAGACGCATAAAGAGACCGCCCTACCCCAATCTGGGCAGCGCAGCGGCGCAGAGCGTCACTGGCTGCTGACTTGAGTGGCTCGTCATCCTGCGCGCTGTTGGGATAGCCAAAGTCCTGTCGGACGGTGGTGACCCCATCGATCACGGCGACCAAGGTGCCGTGGACGACGAAGCGCTGAGCGTCTGCGACCTTGACCTCAAACTGCCAGCCGGCCAGACCCAAGACATCGTCAAGGCGCTGGGCGACGGCTCGTGCATCTGCGTAGGTGAAGGTCATTCCGCCGCGCCCTGGGCGCTGCTTTAGATCCGTGCCGGTAAACGGCGCTGCGAGCGCTGCTGCGATTTGCTTACTCATTGCTTCCCTCCTTAGGAACTGCGCGCAAGTATTTCTGGGGAACTCGCACATACCCCTCTCCGCTATCGCGGCCCACCTGCCAACCCTTGTCGGCTTTGATCCAGCCGATCACATCGACCTGCGTGTAGCCAGTCTCAGGGATGGGATACGCCAGCACGACATAGCGCCCTAGCGTGCGATCCTTCTCCCTGACCACCAACCCAGCGTCAGGAGTGCGAACGCGCTTGACCTCAATGTTCTCGCCCACATCTGGCTCGTCGCTATGCAGGTGATGCTCACCTGCCGGCCAGACCTTGGCGTGCCACTCGGCATTGAAGACTCGTGCCACTGCACACTCGGCAGTAGCGGCTGCGAATGATGCCACCGTATCGTCCTCCATCTTCTCGCGGTGGTAATAAGACTTGTCCTTGCTGTTGCGGTTCGCCATGTTGCGGCCGTCTCCGACGAGACGCGCTTCGACCACCTCAGCGTCAGTGAGTTGGTACAGCACGCCACGCGGTGTGTAGGTCATGCCTCATCCTCCTTGCCGTGAACGCGGAACACGCGCGCACCTGGCTTCTCTGAGGTGAAGCGCTTGATGGCTTCGCCGTAGGTGTCTGGCGCAACGGTGCGGAGGACATCCGCGATGCTCTCCCAGTCCACCTTCACGCTGCTCTTGTTGGTCTTCCAGGTGGCAAGCCAGCCGCGACCCTTCACGCCTTCGCCGTCACCGATGGCCTCCTTGATGGCGATTGCCATCTCCTTGAGTGCAGCATCGGCAGCCTCTGCCTCAACCTTCGCCTCAATGTAGAGACGCGCAATGTGATCGAGTTGCGGATCTGCCTTCGCGTAGGTGTTGCTCACCTGCGGCTTGACCTCTGCCAGCGTGTCGCTGTCGTTGCCGGTCAGCGGTGGTGGAGTCTTGGTCTTGACCAAGTCCAGGAACGCTACGGCCTTATCGAACAGCAGCGTCTGGTAGATCGGATCAGCCTCAACGCGCTCAATGCGGAAGACCAGCCCAGAGAGCAGCACAGCGACATCGCAGTACGACGCGCCAGTGATGAACATCTGCCACTGCACCTGATCCACATACTCAGGTGGCACTGGGTACAACTGCCAGCGGTTGCTCGTTGAGGTCTTGATCTCTACGAGACCGTCGGTGTCGCCAATGATGGTGCGGTCAAGCGATGCCATCGCCCAAGGGTGCTCCTTGAGTCGCACGATGCCGTTGCTCTTTCGCAACTTGCGGCCTGTCTCTGCTGTGTAGTAATCAGCCACAGCCTGCTCTAGCAACTGCCCACGCTGTGCCGCTGCGCCTACCTGCTGCTCACCGACATGGCCAGTCAACTCTGCCCAGAGTCGGTACGCAGTCTTGAATGGCGAAGTGCCGTTGATGGCGGTAATGCCGGTGGCGGTGATGCCGCCCTTCCGCATCTCGAACCACTCAGGGCTGCGCTGCGGCGCTGATACGAACTCGTAACGCTTGCTCACTTGACCTCCTGTGTCTTCTTCAACGCCTTCACTGCGGCGCGCAGTTTGCCCTTCGCTTCTGTCAGTCGCTGCTTGTCGCCTGTCTCGTAGATCTCTACGACCTTCTGCCAATGGCTGACCTTGCAGTCAGGGCAAAGGCGCTCAATCAGTTGTGGCTTGACCTCTGTTGCCATCTGCCTCCAGCAGATCGTGCATTTCCACTTGGTCATCGGATCACCAACTCGAACAGGATGACCGCGATGATCCACGCCGCCATCAATGCGACGGTGAACTTGGCGCGCTCTCGCGTTCGCTCTTGGCGCTCTAGGCGCTGGTACTCCGATGTGAAGTACGGCCGCACGACCATCTTTGGCGTGGTCTTCCGGTTGACTTTCATACTCGTCCTCCCATCACCGTGAATGCAATCAAATAACCCAGGACTGCATACAGCCCAAGGATGATGCCGTGAACCAGACCCTTGCGAACAGCGGCGCGCATTAGCGCACCGCCTTGACCTGAAGGTCGGCTGGGTAAAGAATGTCGCCCTTTCCGGCAAACTTTCGCTGGGTGCGCTTGTCCAGATACTGGACGCGAACAGCGCTCGTGTGAGGCAACTGCTCGATCACGACGGCCTCGCCGTTTGGTGTGATTACTGCGGTTCCGATTGTCATTGCGACCTCCTTGTCAGTCCAGCCGAGTGGCTGTGTCCTGCCTGACATAGGCATCATACGGTCAACGGCTCGCGGCTGTCAACCGTGTTGCGTGAGTATCTTTTATGCAGAGTGGATAGCCCCTGGGTGGGGAGGGTCCACCCAGGGGAAGCCGCCTAGGACGGCTGCGACAAGTCCTCTAGAGCGAAGGCGATGAG